CTGGGGGAACGCTAAAAGCTCCTAGCAAAAAAGTAGGGAACAAAAGAAGGGCATCCTTCTGTGCGAGGATGAAAGGCATGAAACGTAAGCTAACTTCTGCTAAAACTGCAAGAGATCCTAATAGTAGAATAAATAAATCACTAAGAGCATGGAATTGTTAATATGAAAAAACCAATAGTTAAAAAAAAAACAGCAAAATTTATTAAAAAGGTAAGACCATTTGCTATACCTGCATTATTAGGTACAGCTGGAGTTGCAGCTGTTTTATCTGTAAACAAAAGAAAAAACAAAAAAAATGTCTAAAAAATTAGAAAAATTAGCTGATGAAATGATGAGATTGACTCCACAAGAAGGAGAACAACTAGCATTAATTATCAAAGCAAAAGTTATGCCAGAAATGGCTAAACAACAACAGCAACAGGGTTTGTTACAGCCACAAAATCCTCAAGCTCAACAGCAAATGGCTATGATGGGTAAAAGACCACAAGGTCAAACACCTATGCCAAATGCACAAATGGCTGCACAACAAGGATTATTAAGGAGATAACTATGCCAATGGTCGGAAAGAAAAAATACCCATACACTAAAGCTGGTAAAAAGAAAGCTAAAATGGCTGCTAAGAAAAGTGGCAAAAAAGTTAAAAACAATTACCTAAAGCATTACAAGATAAAATTGTTAAATCTAAAATGAAAAAAAAGAAAAAGAAATAATATGATTAAAGGTGGAGATAAAGGTTTTACTAAAACACCAAAGAAAAAACCTTCTATATTTAAAAAAGCTGCTAAAACTGTAGTTAAAAAAGGAATTAAATTTGCAGTTAGTCCATTAAGTCTAGGATTAGCTGGAGGTACTTATTTATACAAAAGTGCCAAAAATCAAAAAGGTATTAATTTTTCTAAATTTAGACAGTTTGATAAAAGAGGCAGAAAGATAATCTAATGGAAGATAAACGTACATATAAAAACCATAAAGAACATGGAGAAGATATGTCTCATGAAAATGAAGTAAACCATGGTGGTAAAAGACCTGGAGCTGGTAGACCTATTGGAGCAAAGACTAAAAAAAATTGGAAGTCTATGGAAGAGATGGCTGTAAAATACCAACATTCTCCTT